AATTTTTCTAATTATTAAATTTTTTATAGTATCTTCTATTTCTATGCTTGAATAAATAAGGCTACCGTGTTCCTTTTTTACTTGAGAAACAACTAATAAACGCAAATTTTCTTCAGATGTTAATTCATCTTCAACTAAAGAGTTATAAATAAAACTCTCAAGCTCATTGTATATTTTAAAATCTACAGTGTTTTTTACTTTTGTATAGTGATTTTTCATTTTACCAATCGTTAGGTGTTATTGAATTATTCCATTGAAAATCATGAAAAGTCAAACCGTTTAAGTGTGCTATTTCATGTTGAGCAACACAACTCTCTAAAAAATTATCATTGCTTTCTTCTGGTCTACTTCCAAAAAAAATTGATCCAACATGATTTAAACATGCAACTTCAATCCACATATGTCTATAAACATCAAGTTGTTCATCTGGAAAACTTAAACAACCTTCTTTTTTACAAATCTTTACTTGAGAAAAATTTATTATTTTAGGATTTATTAAAATAAATGGCTTATTGTTTTTAAGAACTATGGCAACCGAAGCATCTATACCAAATTGATTTGCTGCTAAACCAACAGCTTTTACTTCGTTTTTTTTATTGTAAAGATTCAAAAATTGCCACATTCTTTTAGCAATAGTTTTTCCTTTTTTTAAATCTACTTCTTTGCATTTTGTTTTTAAAACAGGGTTATTTATTATTATTTTCATTAAAGTATTCTTCTATGTCCTTTTCTACTTGAATAGCATTAACATAACCGTCTGGTATTACCGCAAATCTGCAAACGCCATCCAGTTCTATTTGTTGATCAAGTATAATACATGCGTTTTCTGATTTATGTAATGCACAATTTCCGCATTTAACACCAATATTTTTAGTTGGGTTATTTTCTGCGTTTTCATACCCAACCCAAATACCATTAGATTTATCAAGTGGACCAACTTTTTGAGACAATGAAATAAGTGAATTAGCTAATTCTTTTTCGTCATTTGAAAGTTGTAAGTAAAGATCTTCATACGATTGAGACTTCATCATTTTAGCAAATTTTTCTGGACCCTCAATAGAAATACCTTGCCTAATAGCTTGTTTTTTAGCATCTTTTCCAAGATAGCATTTACCTTGATCGCCCCATTTCCAACCATCTTTACCATTTTCAGAACAATTTTTTAAAGGCATTAGAATCTCCTAGCTATAAGCTTACAAAGTTTTATAAAATACTTTTCGCTCAAATTCATTTTCATGTAATTAACATCTTTGTGAACCCATTGTATATTTTCTTTAGTGTACCCAAGGTCACTATTTTTTCTGTCTATTGAAGCAGTTCCTAAAGAATATATGTTTTTATTACTAATTCTTTTTAAATATTTTGTATGCGTTATTTTTAATCCAGTGTAGAAACATCTTTTATTTTGTTTTAAGAAAATTTCCCAAGCATCTTGCATTGTTGCTGTTATTTCTATATTTCTTTTTTTTGCATTCTTTATTAAAGAACACCAATATCTTCCAGATATTTTTCCAACTGTCCTATTGTTGTGAGACTTTTTTTTCATGACTACCCCCATACTAATACACAGTATGAGGGCAAATCATTAAAGATTATTTCATAGAAACAGCTTGTGGATTTGAGTTTTTGAATGCTGTAGATTCATTCTTCCAACCAAATTGTTCCAACGCTGTATGATAGCCACTTGTCCATGATCCGTCTGTATAAAGCTTTGCACAAGCCTCCCAACCATCACGATATGAACCAGATCCAGTTGGTGAACCAGCCCTTAAAATAGCATCCCTATAGCCATTTTCATAAGTTGGTTTGCTTCTCTCTGCATAAATTTCATCTTTCAATAGTCTGTTTTCAGCAGCAAAAAGTTCTTTAACCGTTATATTTTTATTAGTTTCTACCACATACATATGGCTAACATAAATTGAATATCCTAAAAAAACTAACGCAATAGAACCAAAAAACTTGCTCATAATAGTCCTCCATAAAGAAATAGGTCTTTGAAAAGTCTTAACTTTAAATTGTTTTACTCTTTTATAATGCTCTTGGCAATCCCTAATCACTTCTGGATTATAATTTTTGTAATTATGCAAATGCCCAAAAACAAAATGACAATATTTGCAAAGTGTACATAAGTTGTTTCGTACCAACTCTTTAGATGGATCAAG